TCTAAAAGCATTATTTATTGTTTCATTTACAATTTGTCCAGTGTTTTTTGTAGGTTCATCCATAATACTATTATAATACTATAATAAATAATTATAGTATTAAAAATTTATCCTAAATTTTGTGTTGATGACTTTTTATTTTTAAGTATATATACGAATAAAGAATTAAATATATTGCTATAATATAAAAAAACATGCCTGGAGGCTTAATGAATCTTGTTAGTTCAGGGCAACAAAATATTGTTCTAAATGGCAACCCTAGTAAATCTTTTTTTAAATCAACATATCATCAATATACTAATTTTGGTCTTCAAAAATTTCGCGTAGATTATGAGGGATCAAAAACCTTGCGTCTTTCAGAGGAGTCTAGTTTTACATTTAAAATCCCTCGTTATGCCGACTTATTAATGGACTGCTATTTGACAGTTGGTATTCCTAATATTTGGAGCCCAATTTTGCCACCACAGCAAGTAACAGATGAGACAACCGCTCAGGGTTTAGGTAATATCGAACAATGGGCTCCATATGAATTCAAATGGATTGAAAATCTCGGAGCAAAAATGATTTCAAAAATATCGATTACTTGTGGTAATTATACCTTACAAGAATATTCTGGTGATTATTTATTAGCTGCCGTTCAAAGAGATTTTAGTGATACAAAAAAAGCGTTATTCGATAAGATGATTGGTAATATTCCAGAACTAAATAACCCAGCAAACGCAAACTCTCGTGTTAACTCATATCCAAATGCTTATTATACCGGTGACATTGCTGGCCCGGAACCATCCATTAGGGGTAGAAACTTATATATTCCTTTAAATAATTGGTTTGGACTTAAATCCCAAATGGCCTTTCCTTTAACATCATTACAATACAACGAGTTACATATAAACGTTACATTTAGACCCATTAATCAACTGTTTGTCATTCGTGATGTATTCGACGCAACCAATAATTATCCTTATATTGCCCCTAATTTTAATTCTTGGTATATGCAATTTTATCGTTTTGTACAACCACCTCCAGACGTATGCATCGGTATCGGTTCATATACTGACCAAAGAGGGTTATGGAATTCAGATATACATTTAAATTGTACATATTGTTTTTTATCAAATGAAGAAGAACGATTGTTTGCTTTACAAGAACAAAAATATTTAATTAAACAAGTTCATGAAACCAGATACCCAAATGTTACTGGACCGAATAGAGTGACGCTTGATTCATTAGGAATGGTATCTAATTGGTTGTTCTATTTCCAAAGAAGTGATGCTAATTTAAGAAACGAATGGTCGAATTATACAAATTGGCCATATAACTATTTACCTATTAATGTTATTCAAGCTCCAACCTCTGGAACATATACTATTTATCGTAGTCAAGGTGGTGTATTAGTTCCTGTACTAATTGGTCCCGGTGTTAATCCAGATGGTAATTTAACTGGTTTGTTAATAAGTCCTACATATAATCCTCAAAATGATAAAAATATTTTAGTAGCGATGGGTATTTTATTAGATGGAGCTTACAGAGAAAATATACAGGCTGCTGGTGTATTCGATTATGTAGAAAAATACATAAGAACTGCTGGAAATGCGCCTGATGGATTATATTGTTATAATTTTAGTATTAATTCAAATAATGCCGATTTACAGCCATCTGGAGCTATAAATATGAGCAGATTTAATCAAATTGAATTGGAATTTACTACTATTATACCCCCTTTGGACCCGTTAGCACAAAGTTTGACTATTTGTGATCCAGAAACAGGTAATATTATAGGTATAAACAAACCCACGTGGCGCATTTATGATTATAATTTTGATTTACACTTATTTGAAGAACGCATTAATGTTGTTAACTTTATTGGCGGTAATGTCGGATTAATGTATGCCACATAAAAATTACAAATCTATATTTAATAAAAGTATTATATATAATTACAAAATATTGTGTAATTATATATGAAATATAACAAAACAAAAAAAGGAGGTGTTCTACAAAATCCATATGATCCTCGAAACAATTTTTTTACATTTTTAAGAAATTCACATGTTTCATTATTATCTAATTCATCCAACTATGGCATCATATTTCGAGTAGATGTAATAAATTCATCTTATAATACTCCTTATTATATGTTTAGAAGTAAAAATTTTGGAGAACCAATAAAGTCATTACTTATTAAAATTTGTCCATTAGTTACTGAATATAAAAGAAACCGACCTATGCTGTTAATTGGCGGAAAGGAAAAAAAACTCACAATTAAAGATGATTTTTTAAAAGAATATTATAACCAAGTGTATATTGCTTTAGATACATGTAAATATTTAGAAACTATATGTCCATTTCCTATTTATAACGATTCTTTTAATATGCCTAGTCAAACTGACGAATTTACTGAAATACCAATTGTAAATGATGAATTAAATAATATAAATGATGGTTCACCAACAGATTATATGTTTGACAACAAAGAATGTTTAAATTTATTACTTGAGAAAACCATGAATACTGACGATGAATTAAGTGATGACGATGAAGATAACGATGACGTAATAGATGAACTATTCGGAGGTAACAATAAACCGATATTACAGCAATTGATTGATGGATTAACCCAAAATAAGTATGATTCGTTAGGAATAATAGCCATGGAAATTGCAGACGATTTTAGAACTCTTAAAACCTTCAAAAACGAACCTAACTACAAATTGTATCAAAATTTTGGTAGATATGAATTAATTACATTAGCATTAGAACAAAAAATCGTACATTGTGACTTTCATTCTGAAAATTTAATGATTAATCCAACATATGAAGGTTATTTTCAAGGAAAACCCGGGAAATGTTTATTGATTGATTTTGGATTAATAAATAAAATAGATGATATGAAATGGAATGAAATGAAGGAATTATATATCCAAAAAAAATACGAACAGATTATTAATATAATTTATGAAATTAGTATTCCTGAACCTTTATATGAATATCCCGGATACACATGGTTTAAACAAATAACACCTGATGATATCTCGCAAATAGATGAACTAATAAATCTTAGAACATTATCAAAAACATCATTAGAGCAGTATTCACAGCAGTTAAGAATAAGTAATCCAGAAACACAGTATCCTAAAATTCCATTAAGTTTAAGAACATATCAAAAACATTTACCAAAAATGGCATTTGGTATGTTATTAAGCGGTGGAGGTTTTTTTGATGTAGAAAATATAGATTTTTTATTGAAAAATATATTTAAAACTATTTCTATCGGCATAAATTCACTATTTAATTTATACGACAAAATACACAAAAATGATAAAACGAATGTATCAACCTTTTTCGGTTTTAAAACACCTAATATTGAATTAAAAAAATCCATATTTGGTTTTAAATCTAAACCAATTAAATCCCAGACTATTAATTCACAAAATGATTTAATGAACGAAAAAATCAATATGAACCAAAATAATATTAATGAATCAGAAAATCTAGTACCAATATTGACAGACGTTGGTGGTTATTATAGAAAAAGAACTTCTAGGAAAAAAACACATAGGAAACGGTCAATTAAAAAAAAGGCTTCTAGAAAACATAAACAATAGAAGATATTACGGTAATGATGAATTAGCAGCAGGTGCTATTGTATTATAAAATTGACCAGTAGCAGTTATTGTAGTTGGATAACTCGATTTATGAACAGGTAATTTACCAATAGTCTCATCTATTAACACTTGATTATATTTATCATATACGTCTTGTTTTTTATTATATAGGTCTAATCCTTCATTAAACGATTTGGTCCATGTATCTACCCCTTGATAAACTGGTTTAATTTGAGCATCTTTTGAACCCGGATATACTTCTTCAAAATTTATGGAGTGATTATCATATCCAGTCGTTAATGGACTATATTGTAAACCCATATTTTGACCTAACTTTCCGGTGGCATCATATGGTTCAACTTTCAAATTGGCCAAATCATTTTGACTTTGACTTTGTGGTTTACAACCTTTACAATCTATATCAGATGTACATTGCTCTCTAGTTATAGCACACTGTGATTGCGGCCCACAAAAGTTTTTACAACTAACTGGATTATTTATGGGCAGATCAACTGTGTGACTATATAATGGTGAATTTTCATCATTTAAATTTATAGTAGCATCTTTTGGATAAGGTATTATACTATATGAATACTTTTCGAAATCAGTTAGACCTTCTTTTATTATTGGGTTATCGAAGTATAATATTTTACAAAATGATATTATTATTATAAAACACAGTATATAAAATATTATTGATTTATAGTTCATAATAGTATATAATAATATTATATTTTGTTTTGTGACTTTGTAAAAGAAATAATAAAATGTTTTATTCTTAGAATTTAATATATATTTATTATAACTAATGTCTACAAAGGAAGATAATAAAGCGATTGATGAAAAAAAAGGCAATACTGATTCAAAACTACCAGACTTTAAAGGTTTTATAAAGAACTATATATCTAGTATAATATTTACAGTAGGATTGTCTACTTTTATTATAGGCGGTCTTGGATTATACACAGCTAAAGTCGCACAATCAAATATTTTACCAGATAATATTGAATTCGAACCATATACAAATATTGCTCGAGTTGTTGAAGAATTACCGATTGACATCAATATTATACGACCCATTTTTATTTCCGAAAACAAAGATATACTTTCACAAAAAGCTATTTTTAATTCAAAAGAGTATTTAGATAGTTTTAATACTAGTTTTTTTTGTGCAGTCAAAAAATATGCAAAACCAGGTGGTCTATTTTCAAACGGACCATTATTTTTATCAAACTCATATGAAACCATAATGGCTTGGAATTTTTATGCGATAAACAGTGTATTTTTTTATTTAAATTATCTACCTGAATCTCTTGTTATGGTTTTATTTGGATTGTTTGGCTTTTTTATTTTTATGGGGTTATATTTTTTTAATTTGGCCATTACTGTTATTAGTTATATCTCAAACATACAGGATTTATTTAGAGGAGAATCTGGGGACAAAGCTGGTTTCTGGGAAGAAAACAAAAACATATCATATTTTAGCATAAAGAAAATACTATTGTTTTTCTTTTGGGGGTACATAGTTTTTATGTCTTTATTTGGTATTCCAATTATTACTACATTACATGCTATTATATCTCCATTATACGCCACCTATAAAATTCAGTCATCTGATGAATCAAAAAATGTAGTTGATTTTATAAAGGACAACTTTGTTTATAAAAAGTTATTATTTTTTGTTCTTTGTACAGTAAGCTTAGTGTCAAATGGAATAACATATTTAGGTAATATTTATTTGTTTGGAATTGCCGTTGCGATATTGTTTGCTTACTTTATGGGGTTATATAGTTTAGACATACCTGATGTAAATACAAGCGGGTTTACTGCTAATGTTGTTCATAAAATTAAACAAGCATCTGTTATGAAGGAAATGACAGTTAAAACAGAAAATTTATGTCCACAAATACCTATTATAAAAGAACCTGTAGTACAAGCAGGAGGAGGAAAAAACAAAAAAACACATTCTACAAAAAAATATAATATAAGATTGGTTTAAATATTAAATACAATAAATACTTATTATTTATGGGCGGAAAAAATAAAAAACATGTTAAACAAAACTGTAAACAACAATCGTTACCATTTGTCAGTATATGTACTCCAACATTTAATAGAAGACCATTTATACCTTTTATGATAAAATGCTTTGAAAATCAAACGTATCCAAAAGACAGAATTGAATGGATTATTATTGATGATGGAACAGATCCTATTGGAGATTTGGTCAAGGATATTCCACAAGTAAAGTATTTTTTTTGTGAAGAAAGAATGTATTTAGGTAAAAAAAGAAATTATATGCATACTAAGTGTTCAGGAGATATTATTATTTATATGGACGATGATGATTATTATCCAGTTGATAGAGTTTCTCATGCGGTTGAAACACTTCAAAAAAATCCAAAGTATTTGATTGCTGGTTCTTCTGAGATGCATATATTTTTTGATTCTAGAAATAGTATTTTTCAATGTGGTCCATATAAAGAAAATCATGCCACCGCTGCTACATTTGCTTTTAAAAAGGAACTATTAAACATAACAAGATACGAGGATGAAAAAACTTTTGCTGAAGAAAATGTTTTTACGAAAGGTTATACTATTCCGTTAATTCAATTAGATACAGTGAAAACCATTTTGGTTTTGTCTCATAAACATAATTCATTAAATAAAGAAAAATTATTGGAAAATCCCCAAGAATGTCGAATTATTCCATCGAGGTTCAAAATTGACGATTTTATAAAAGACCCTATGTTAAAACAGTTTTATACATGCGATATGAATAAATCATTAGAAAATTATGAACCTGGAAGACCTGAGAACAAACCAGAATTAATGAAACAATTAAAAATAAGAGAAGATGAAATGAATAAAAGACGTGAAGAATATTATAAAAATACGCAAATGCAAACGCATATCGACGCACTTCGTAATGAATATGAGAAGAAACTTGGTGATAAAAATTTAATTATTAACGAACTATTGAAAAAAGTAAAAACACTTACTACAGAACTTGCTGATTATAAACTTGGTAAAAATGTATAAACTATAGTGGATTAAGAAAAAGAATTAATTTGTAAAACAATATAAAGCATTATTACTAATAATATTTATAGCAAATGCCTTATTACGATAACGAACAGTTCGAACAGCCAATTGAAAATGAAACCTATAAATTTTCCCGTTTTACTGCCATGAATAATATTGATAATCGCGCAAATAATAAAAATTATGATAAGTACACTATTGTTGTAAATAAAGTATGGACGAATGGTAAATATTATGGAAAGGTCCATATTGAAAATTATGGTTCAGGTCAACAGGGTGATAGAATTAAAAATGCTGTAACTGGTGAAAGAACCCGTTTCACAGTCGGTAGTTCAGACGAGGACTTGTTTTTCAAGGTTAGTGAAGCAACTGGTCATAATTGCAGAAATGTCCCATTAGTATTGTTTTACGACTCTCCTGAACAATATGAAAATCATCATTTTACTACGGTAGATGACAAATTAAAAGAATCATGGAATTTAAAACATGCGAACGCTCTAAAAAAGTATACGGTTACTGTTAGCGAGTAAATACAAAAATACCCTTTATTATTTATATAAACAATATAAACAATAAATATATAATATCTTATATCATGTCAAGATTTATAAAATTAACAAATATAGTAATAAATTCGTGTAAAATTATTACAATTAATAATACTGAAAGTAAATATTATGTGGAGGTATGTGCTCATGCTTTACAATATGGATCGTTTATTTTCGGTTCTGGATTTATTGAGACAAAAAATAGTAATACCTTTATTACAATATGTAAAAACAAAGATCCAATTGATTATCAAATTATGGAAAAATGGATTAACAACCTTAAATAAAAATATACAATCAAAAAATTTATAATAAAATTGAATTCATTTATTATAAATATAATTTAATACAAAAATATGCTGTTTGTTTTGTTATTAACCTACTTATTAAGTGTGTTCGGAGATAAAAGTTTTGATTACACAAAATATAAAATACGCGGAATGTTTGGAAAAGGAAAACATAAAAGACATTTGTTTGATAAGGAATTAGAAGATATATATAATGGCGTTTTACACCAATCTAAGATTGGCAAGGATGAATCGAAATTTACAAGATTATGTCCTAATGAAAAACTTAATTTACATATAACTGTATCTATGAGCATAACGTTTTTAGATGACTGTCAATAAATAAGCTTGATTATAAATTACTTATTCTTCGCATACTGACGATGTGTCATGGTCGTTTACGCTGACATTTTCATTTGTATAAATTTCCAAATACCTATATATTCTATTTATATCCAATTTTGTTATATCGTAGTTTTCCATCAATGCTATAATTTCTGTATCCGTGTGCTTATTTTTTAGGTCTAAGAAGAACGCAAACATATCATTCATATCCATCGATAATTCTTGGCATAAATTTTGTATAAATAATGAATTATTATATTCTGTTGAATATTTTGTTAGTACCTTTGTAAATCTAACCTCGGCAGGATTGAACTTTTCTTTTTTCGCAAAAGTTTCGTGATATATCTTGTTATTTTTAAATGTTTTTATTAATGAGCTCATTTCATTAAATTGCCATATTTGTTTTTGAAAGGTGATTCTATCAATATAATCTGCGAAACACATATTATCCAAAATTTTTAAATAAAAGGGAATTGAATTTTCCTTTTTCATCTTTTCCAAAACATCTATTATGTTTTCATGCCATAATAACCCCACTATCGTTCTATCCGTCTCATTCATTATTGTTAAATGGTCTTCCATTTGATAATGATTGTTTATTAGTTTTTTTGTTATCTGTCTCGTATCATCATTATATGACTTCATTAAAAAAACTGTATTCATCGTATCCGAATTTATAATACTATTATTCTTCTTATACATTTCGTAAATAGTCGTTAACTTTCTTAAATCTCCTTGAATAAACCGTATTATATTTTCTTTTACTATATCGTCTACATTTGGCATAATATTATGTAATATGTTAGTTACTTGTATTTTTGTAGGTGTTTTTAATTCTACTACATGACATACCTTCATTAATTCTTTAATTTTCTTATCAATGTGATAATTTCCAATACATATAATCGGATTCATAGTTATTTCTTCCAGTCGTTGTGCCTTTGTCTTTTTTGGTCTTATCAATTTTATTAGCGAATTGATACCGCCTTTGTCTCCATTATTCATACCATCTATTTCATCCATAATAATTACAATACGCTGTATTTTCTTATAAAACATACTCATTATGTTTTTATCCGCCATGTTATGCTGAGTAATGGTGTCAATTATGGATTTATTTCTTATGTCTCCGGCATCATATTTAATAATATCATAATTCATTTCTTTAAGAATATTTTGTACAAATGTACTTTTACCTGTGCCTGGTTCTCCATAAATATACATCCCCTTTTTTGTAGTTAAAACATGTCTATTTTGTTCAAAATCTTTTAAAAATGTTCTTATACTATTCACTTCTTCATCTCTATTTAATAACTTATTCAAATTTATGTTTTCCATTAATATACTTGTGTATGTTCTTTTTATGTTTTTAAACAAATTATAATTATAAAGTTATAATTATAAATTAATCTATTTTATAATTATAATGCGACACATTCTTACATATATGTTAGTTCGTAATCTAACAAAAATCAATATTGATTTCATCTTTTTTAAGAAACCTATAATTGATAGACATATACTTGATAGACCTTAAAACAAACCTAATTTAGAAATAACCGATCATAAACACAAATTGGATTATTCATTATGTCTATAATGCTGGCTCACTTGTATCGCATGGATTAGATATACCGCTTGTTATTCCGTCCCAAGTGACCTTACAATTGTTTGCCCATTTATATTTAGAACAAACACCAGTAGATGTATTAAAAGGCGACTGATTAAAATTCATAGTATTATTATTATCTATATCATCTCCTGGTAAATTACATTTTCCTAATTTATGTGAATTAAAGCAAGCTTCCCCATTACCAGACAAATCAATCCAATAATCTGGACACGAACCTACAATAGGTGGCCATGTTTCAGAAGCATCTGATTTAGATAAAGTATATCCTATTAATACTAACAAAATTATCAAAACTACTATTGCTACAACCAATATTGTTTTTTGAAAATTCATTCTTTATATATAAAATAAATATTTTTTTATGATTGTATTTTTTTATGATTGTATTATAATATGATTAATGCTAAAAGTTTGAATAACTCCAAAAGTTCTAATGGAAGAGTTGACATAATTAATAAAACACAACCCCCTAATTTATCTAATTTATTTGCTATGTATGATAAAATTCCTGCTAACCAATGTGCCACTTTTAGGGATCCTACAATCGGTCAATGGGACGAAACTTCCTTATCTAAAGCTTACTTTTCAACAGAAAATATTCAAATCATTCAAAATGGTATTAGAGCAGGAGTGTATAACAAATCAAATGGTAAATACAACGTCGGACCACAAGATTGTGATGCTTTAAAAATAATTATGAGAAGTGTGTTTTTACAGCATGCTGCCAACCAAACACAAAACGTATCCGGACAGATTTCGCAATTAAATCAAATTGTACTAGATTATTGTGTCTATCATGTTTATTCTGAAGCACAAGGATATATGAAATATTTATATGATGTTAGTACTTTAGCAGTACCATTAGCATCACCAATTATGGAAGGACAACGAGATAAAAATAATTATTTAATGCCTAAATGGTTTTAAAAAAAATATATACATTAAACTCTCTTAATTAGATACGAAATACTACTATTCTTCAAATACAAGATTTACATTCTTTTTACCTGTCTTCTTTACAACTGTCTTCTTCTTTGTCGTCTTAACATCTCCCTGTTGAGCCAAAGCTCTTTCTTTTTGATATTCTTTATATTCATTTTCAAGAATATCCAATTCTTTTAACCACATTTGCTGTATCGTTGTGTTCTTGATTCGAACAAGCTCAGCACTCTTACTGCTATGCTCTGCCACTAATTTTTCTACGTTTTCCTCCGATACTGAATCCATCGGCATTCTTACCAAATATTTATATTCATCATCTTCCTCCATCATATCATATTTTTTACCTTTTAATAAATTTGTAATCTCTTGTTTCTTTTTCTTTCTTAAATCAATCGTGCCAGCCAATACCTCTTGAATATATCTTACTTTGTTAGACATTATGAGCAACTCTTTTTCTAAATTTTCAATCAAGTTCATTTTTCGGTCGTTGTAATAGTCCAGACGAATTCCAAAATAGTCATCGATTATTGAATCAATACTGTCATATTTCGTCAATTTATCCTCTGCGTTAAACAGGTTCATATTTGTAGTAGAACTTGTACTATATAATTTCAACAGTTTTTCTAATCCATTACATCCATGGTCGCCTGATGCCTTTTCTAATTCATCAACCTTACCTTTCGAAAATGTAATCACAAACTCTACAGTTGTATCTGTATAATTTTCATACACGTCTTTTACAATTGGAACTATCTTTTTTCCTTCTTTATCCTTATCGTTTTGTAAATCATTTAGAAGCTCTTTAAAATCCTCCGTCCAATATCCAATTGGTAATTCCGTTACTTTAATTTTATCGGTTTCCATTTTTTCATATGTACCCTTGAATAGAAATTTATTATCGTTTAGCTTGGTTATTGACCCTGTAAAACCTTCATAATAGGGTAAGAACTCGTTTGCTGAATTTACAATATTTTGTAATTTATTTTTAATGTAGGTAATAATTTGTACTGGATTATAACACATGATTTCAGTACTGAAACCTGTACCAATTCCTTTTGAACCATTTACTAAAACCATAGGAATAATTGGTACGTAAAACTGCGGTTCAACTGGCGTACCATCATCATTTAAATATTTCAATATATTGTCATCTTGCTCTGGGAATAATATTCTCGTTATTTTCTCCAATCGGGTGAAGATATATCTTGGCGAAGAAGCATCTTGACCACCTTTAATTCTTGAACCGAATTGTCCCGATGGAAATAACAGATTTATATTGTTTGAACCAATAAAATTCTGTGCCATTCCTACAATCGCCTTATTCAAGCTTTCTTCACCATGATGATAACACGAATGTTCTGAAACATAACCGGAAAACTGTGCTACTTTAATTTCAGTAGTCAGACGTTTCTTGAACGCACTATATAATATTTTTCTTAAACTGATTTTTAGCCCATCCATCAAATTAGGAATACTACGGTCACAATCATATTTTGAGAAATGAATCAGTTCTTTATTAATAAATTCCTCATACGGTATCATCTTTTTTCTAGTGTCGGCAAAACTATCTCTGTCATATACGGTTTCCAACCACGTTTTTCTGTCATCTGCGCGTTTCTTGTTGAAAACCATATCAATCGCATCATCACTCGTTTGCCCTGTATGTTCGAATCCGACAAATTTCTTTTCTTCAAAATATTCGCGAAATTCTGTCTTGGTCGAAGTACCTAATCCTTTGTAATATTTTATATTCCAGCCTTTTGCCCCATCAGGTGTATTACTTTTCCATTCTTCATATTCTCCTTCATTATAGAATTTTAATTCCTGGTTTCCCTTTTTGGCTTTTAAAATCGGTGTATTCATAAATCCAATAAATCCTGGAATTCGCGTTAAACTTGTCCATTCATTTTGAAATAAATTAATACACAACCCTTTTATATGAGAACCATCTAAATCCTGGTCAGTCATAAACACAACTTTACTATATCGTAGAGTCGCATTTACTTCTTCAATTGACCCATATTCCTTACCAGACTCTAGACCCAGTATTTTCTTTATTTCGGTGATTTCCTTATTTTCTGAAACTTTCTTGGCTGCTTCTCCTCTAACATTCATAACCTTGCCTTTTAAAGGATAAACACCAATCGTATTTCTGTCTTCAGATGATAATCCAGAAATAACACCGGTTTTTGCTGAATCTCCCTCACAAAAGATAATCATACAATCTTTTGATTTGTCAGTTCCAGCCCAATTCGCATCATCTAATTTTGGAATACCTCTAATAGATTTACTCTTAGTTCCGTCCGTCTTTTTAGCTGCCTTATTATCTTTTACTTCAGTTATTTGTAAAGCAGCATCCATTACACCCATTTTTGCGACCTTCTCGATAAATTTATCCGAGACATCGCATTTCGAACCAAACTTAGAAGAAGGTGTATTCATAAAATCCTTTGTTTGGCTATCGAATGCTGGGTTTTCAATATCACATCTTAAGAACAAAATTAATTGCTCTTTTATGCTGTTCGGATTTACCTTTACCTTTTTCTTTTTCTCAATATATTCTCCTAATTTTTTTGTTATTTGATTTAAAATATATTCCACATGTTTGCCACCTTTAGAAGTATAAATACCGTTTACAAATGATACCTGTATAAATTCATTTGTTGGTGTTAAAGCGACCGCATATTCCCAACGACCATTAGCATCTTCATAAACTCTTGGTGCTACACCTTTTTCACCAATATATAAATTTATGTATTGTTCGAAGTTTTTAGTGGGAATAAGCGCTGAATTATATTTCACTTTAATGGTTTTATCGGTAATTGCTGAAATATCATATACACGCTTTTTCAGCAAAGCGATTAGGTCCGGTGTTAGACCATTAATTCCAAGTCTTTGATAATCTGGTTTAAACGTAATTTTTGTATAGGGTTTTGCTTTAGACGCTTTTGTAATCTTTGGACTACAAATAGTATCTAAATTGTCCTTGAATTCTTGAGTATATTTAAGGCCACGGATATGGTCTACAGTTTCAATTTCTCCGTATGTCGACCAAATTAGAACCAATTTGAACCCGAAACCATTTTTACCACCAACAATCTTTTTTTCGTCTTTATTGTAATTTGTGGATGTTCTCAAATGACCGAAAATCAGTTCTGGAACCCATGTTTTATATTCTGGATGCTGAACAACATCAATACCGTTTCCATCATTAATCATAACAATACTTCCGTCCTCTTGGATAGTTATATCGATATACGTAACAGGAACAGAATTGTCAACTTTTTGTTCAACCTTGTTTTGCATTCTTACTACATGATCTCTACAATTAACAATTCCCTCATCAAATAATTTGAATAGACCAGGAATATACGTAATATTTTTTTCAATAATTTTATCATTTGTTTCATTCATAATCCACATATTCGAATCAACATTTTCAACAGAACCGATATATGTATCCGGATTATCCAGAATATGTTGTTTATCGGTCTTCTGTTGCACGTCAAAGTATAAAGCGTTATCACTCATTTTGTATTTTAATTTATATTAATTATGTTATTTAATAAAAATTATTTCAATTTTATTTTTTATTTTTTTAAATTTTTAATTTTATAATTTTAATATAAGCATGTCTGTGTCTGGATCTACAATTAGATTTACTCCTGGAAATAAATCTAACTTACGATATTATATTAATAGACAATTATTACTACAACTAAATGGTATAACCCTTGAAAATAGTAAAAACGATTGTGCTTCCTTTAGCTGTCTACAAACGAAAAACAATTTAACTAAGCAAGGATATAACGACCCATCGCAAACTGAAAATAGACGCATTTCACAAATTTTGACCGGAACTTTAGGAGGAAGAACTACTTATGGTAATTTTAATAGACCGGTAAATATTGATTATCTTGGTGGTTGGGAAGGTCAACCTGGTGGGTCATTTAAGCCACCTAGAAATAAATTCTAAAAAATGCGTATTTAATTAATTTCATTTAATTTAATTTATTTCATTTTAGAAAATAATTATTTTTCTATAGTTATATTATAATGACTGAGAAAATGCTTACAATTGGTTCCCGTGCACAAGTTTGGCATAGAACTGCCAAAAAAACTTCTGGTGGACTTACTCGCAATCATTTAATGATGAATAAATCAGGTCGTATCGTTTCCAAAGCTAAGCATAATACCGCTAAAAAGGAAAATCGTCTTTTGAAGCACGGTTATGGTACTAAAAAAGGCAAATTTGGTTTTGTTAAGGTTGGCTCTAGAAAGAACCGTAAGGGTATGAAAGGTGGGGTGACGCAATTAGGTGGTTCAGGAATGGGTGAATTAAACCCAGCCGACGCAAATGGTTCTTATATGATTAAGGATGTTCATGCTCAAGCTGAAACACCTTTAACTCGAGCTTTAGTTGGCGGCAGAAGAAGAAGAAAAATGCGCGGTGGGTCTGCTTATGGAAGCGGTTTGTACCCAGCCGACGCAAATGGTTCTTACATGATTAAGGATGTTGTACCTCAAAAATTCTCTCCTTTGGACCGTGCTTTAGTTGGCGGCAAAAGAGGAAGAAAAATGAGAGGCGGTACCGGCAAATATATACCTTTAACGCCAATGGAACTAGACAGTAATGATGTTCAGTTTCGCGCTGGTCTAGGAAATTAAATCATTTAAATAAATTAAATCATATAGTAATTTATTTAATATATAAATCTACCTAATGCTGTAACCATATAGAACTAACAAACTTATCGAATGTTATAAAATTTGTTAGCTTATTTTTTACATATTTTTCGAAAAAATGTTTAGACACAATTGGCAACACTTTTTGATCCAAAACCCCTTTTGATTTAAAGTATGTTTTATAGTCTTGATATAAGTCATCTAAAGATATTAATTGCTGCTCTACATTATTTGTTTCATTATTAATTAATTTATTCTTATGATGTTCTAAAAACTCATCAATATCGTCTTGTTTTGACCATAAATTACATTTTATGTTCGTTATGTATTTATTATCAATTACTTCCACTTGTGGTGAAAAATAATGACAAATCATTTTAATCATCGTCGCTTCATTTATCTGTCCGTTTTGTTCTGTAGTTTTATATAAAGTAATAAATTCATCTATTTCATATTCGTCATCAAAATTAGTGTCATTCGAAACAATTATATGTTTATCCCAAAAAGACAAAAATGAACTAACATTTGGTAAATATTTACTGGTTATGTGTGTAAATATTAGATTACCATTATCATTATTATTTTCAAGTCTAGTTGCCAAAATTTGTTGTAATTGAGTAGAATAAATCATATTCGGAATGTTTATACTGTTTAAATACAATTTCCATATGTAATGCATATTTTTCCATGTAATATTCGTTTCTACCGTTACAGGTTCAATACATTGTCCAATAAAATCGTCTAAAACTTTATCGATTGGACTAAAAACAAAATGTAATATGTGTTTTTTTATATTTTCGTCTGCTTTTGTATTCAGATAATTATCTGAATTTGTATAACATTCTGAATAATGAGACGCAACACAAAGAAGATCTATTCCTATATTATTTAGGGCATCTTTTACAATATCCAGATTTAAATCATTTGTATTTATTAAACGATATAATCCGATTTTATGATTATCATGATACTTCGTGATAAAGTTATTCATGATTGAGTTTCCGGTAGTAACGTATGCTATTGAATCAATCAACGTTACCAGTTTTTTTACATTTGAACTAACAAAAAACATCAAATTCTCTACGTTTTTTTTTAATATACAATCTCCAATAACAGTAAGGAAATATTTAGCCTCTGTTTTTGTTTCAAAAATGGTCTGTAAAAACTTTAACACATTTTGAATCGTATATGTTTCCGGTGTGGTCTTAAATAAACTCCTATCTTTTATCTGTTTAATTATATTTTGCTTCGTTTTATGTTTCCATTGTATCAGTTTACCTTCGTCTGTAATCGTTGATAATAAATTGTGATGAATATCGTCATCCTTCACGATTTTATATGTTTTACCATCATACTCATAATATATATTATTATAAGGCATATAGTAATAACGGTGTTTGCTTAAAAATACTTTATAGAAATTTTCTTGTTCTGTATTTAGTTCATTTATTCTTAAAATACGTTCTTCGTGTCTTTTATTTTCTTGCTCCAAAACACTTGGTAAATTATCTAAATGGGTTTGTAGTCGATTAAACATGTATTCATCGTCTTTATATTTTTCAAATAATTCTCTTATATTTATTTCAAATTGTTTTACGTGTTCTGTTACTGTTACGTCTTCTGTTACTGTTACGTCTTCTGTTTGTTTTACGTGTTCTGTTACTGTTACGTCTTCTGTTACTGTTACGTGTTCTGTTTGTTTTACGTGTTCTGTTTGTTTTACGTCTTCTGTTTGTTTTACGTCGTCCATTATAAATCATTTTTGTAAGTGTTTAAGTATATTTTTTATATATTTAATATTTAATATTTATTGAAGCTATAAATTAATTAATAATTCGTTTAATAAATTTATTTATATTTTAGTAGCATAAGTATTTAAAGAATATTCGTTCATTTTTATTATTATAATGTCACAATTTACTAATAAACAGAATTCTACAGATAACAACGTTTTAACTATTAAAACGATACAAATTGCCCCTTTTCGTACTCTAATGACTGCCTTAAAAGACATCCTTTTGGAAACCAACATTTCTTTTCAACCAGATGGAATTAAAATTATTAATATG